GTCATCATTAGCTGTAAAAAAATCTGCTTGTTCAACACTTCCATCATTAAATACCATCTTGGTCCAATCTTGAGTTAATAAATCATAGCAATAAATATTTAAGGCATCATTGCCAAATCGACAAATAAGCCTATCTCTTTTTACGTCATACATTACTTTAGATGATGCAATCGTACTTACACCCTGGTAAACATCTTCTATAGGTTTTGATATTGCTATAAAAGTAAAATCAGGTCTTATCTGATACATATTATCTTTTGAGCAAAAAAATAAATTATCTTTTGCATTTACTATGCTTTGAGAAGCTACACATCCAACACTAGTATTTACTTCAAGCAATGTAAATAAAGAAGGGTCACCCGATGATACATCTAACCTAAAAACACCTCTAGTCATAAATACAACCAGGTTATTTAAAATTCTATTTAATCCATTAATAAAACCACCTTGTTGGTCCAGGATTCGAATAAAGTTAGTAGTCGGTATAATATCAGGTTGGCCAGGTTCACTAAACATAACAAAATCAGGATGGTCCTCAGAATTACCATTTGGGTCTAGCTTAACATTGCCAACAAAATGCATATCCCCAATCATCTGACTGTATTTATATCTTGTATCTACAGTAGCATCTGTGCCTAAAAATGGTGCTAAAAAACTATTTGTATATCCGATGTCATAAAAATGTGCAACTGTATGTGTATTATCTCGTGCAAGAACATAATCTTTATAAACACTTACAAGTTGACCATCGGCATAAGCACTAACATTATCAACTCTTAAAGCTTTACCAACAGATTCTAATACCACTTTTTGACCATTACTTGCATCTACAGCTATATATCCATTTGCCCCATTTATACCAAAGCGGTCTGCATCAGGCATATCATATATTAAAGCTTTGTCATGCCATACAGTATTAAATACTTCAAATGATGCATTACTTGCTGGAGTCTCTCCAGTAAACTGCGGAAGGTTATTTGAACTTCTTTCTCCAAAATAAACTCTATGTATTTTACATGTTTGATTAAAATTATAATCAGGGTTACTTGGTTGAGTTTGCACAGCAACAATACCTTTTTGAAGTAACGCTAAAAATGCTGAACTATTTAATGGGCCATCACTTGCATTGAATGTCCAAGTATTACCACTAGAATTAGTACCATCAATTGCAGTAGTTCCTCCATATATTACTGGGCTTTGACCTGGTCCTTGAAAGGAATCTAAGACTCCATTACTATCTACCATTAAAACATACCAAGATACTCTGAGATTATTATAGGGGATTGTAGTTGTAACATCAGGCATACTAAATACACCAGTATTAGATGAAAGACTACTATAACTATCTATAAACGTATTACTAAATAAGTGACTAGGACCTTCATATACATGCTTATTTTTAACTACAATATTATCAGTGTCATTAGATGTATTTATAGGGACCTCACCAACTTGATAGTAATTATCATCATTGCCAGTTTCCCTATATATTTTTACACTGGTAATTCTAGGATTGAAAGCATACGTTTTATTGGGCGCAGTACCACTGCCTGATTGATTAGGAAATCTTATAGAAATTTTATTGCATTTATTTGCATCCCCAGTATTAACAGTTCTAAATGTAGATTGTAATGGCAGTTCTTGAGAACCATCAAATATTGGATTTAGTTTATAATTGTAAGTGTTATCGGCTAATGTTAATCCAGTATTAGCACCTAAGCTAACTGCTGTTAATAATTGAAAATCTAATTCTGCTGTTGATGGATATGAAGGTGTAGCATCTTGTACAACGTATTCATCTAAAGTATCATCACCTTCAAAAAACTTTCTACTAATATGTTGTAGTATTTTAGTTGAATGAGTCAGGTTGTCAGGAGATATTCTAAAATCTTGACCATGGTCATTTAAATCGACAGATGAAACATCTGCTATTGCGGTCCCTAAATCTTTAGGATTTGTAAAATCACTATCTACTTTTTTTATTTTATTATTTACATCATCAAATCCTACCCATATACTAGGTATAACTGCATTAGCCGTAGTTAAATTTGATGGTGACCAATATTGTAATTGAGTAAGTCTTGTACTAGCAATATCAGTATTACCTCCTCGGCCTTTTTGCTTTGTTAATGTACCAGGAGTATCTAATCTAAAATTCTCATTTACACGAGAGAATTCCAATCCAATATCACTTGGGTCTGCATTCGTGGCTAAACCTTTAAATTCTTTAACCTCTATTATCATTAATAACTACCAGGGTTCATCCTATCAGCAACAAAACTCATACCACCCTGGTCCTTGTTAGCTACTGTACTTCTAGCTTTTTCTCGATTTGCAATATATAAAGAAAAATGATTTTGATATTCTTGGCCGTTGCCAATATCTTGATGTATCATAGCCTTTACATAATCAACTAAGTAATTATGATAAACATCAGATATCTCAGGGCTTACATCTGCAAAATCAAATTGAACACCATTTGTTTGAGCTAACCCACCTAAGCCTAATACATTCCAAGTATTAATAAAGCTGTTCCAAGCAGTTCCATAGTCTAATTCATATTGAGCCGACTCATCACTAGCCTCATAAAAGTTTTCATTATTATTTGTAAAGCCATTTGTTATGTCAGATAATGTTAAAACTCCTGACAATGCATCTTCGTATTCTACTCTTCTAATTGTTGCTGTTGTAGTGGTACTATTTGATTCCCCAATTCTTGATTTTACAACTTTACCAACATCAAAATATTCAGATACAACATTATCAAATCGAACTTGTTTTAAATTAGAAAAAGTTCTAAGACTTGTAGGTACTGCAACATATGATATTGTTAACGTACCACTTTGAACTGGCCTAGGCATTAGATAGAGCCTATCACTTTCAATATAATATTCACAGGGCTCTGATACCCTTACCAAGTTTGTAGTAGAATATCTTGTGTAATCAAGACTATTGCTAATGGCTTTCCTTAAAGGATTAGCCCTAAATATTGGCTGGTCACATAATTCTACAAAATCTTTAGGTAAATAAACATAAGATTTCTCCTGATAAACATATATATTTGTTTTCTTTACAAAACATTTTGTGTAATAAGAAAAATCTTCCTGGGCTTCATCTATATATAATCCAGCTCTCTTATCTAGTTGCCCCATTCTACCTTCAAATGGGACCAAAGCTCTTGCTATTAATTTATCCCATGTCATTGGCCTACTCCAGTCGGTTGTTCGATAGCATATCTATCATTTAACATTTTTATTTGCTCCATTGCGGAAGCTTTTGCTATTTGGGACCTATCAGACTTATTATCCATTCTCCACAATTCTGCTTCTGCTAAATCAATCATAATATCATGCAATGCAGAATTAAGGATTGGCTCTACATTATTAGCTATATCTGTAGGAGTTTTTAAATAATATAAAACTGCATTTGTAAAGCTACCTACAGTTGCATTTGGCCTAATGTTTACATTATTACCAAACACCCAATACACTGGGTTTGTAGAATCAGCACCTAAATATTCATTTTCAAGTTTCTTTACATCTGAAAAAGGTATTCTAATCGCATACTTTGTACCAAGCTGTACTGCACGAATTGAATTACGAATAGGTATTTGACTAGTTTTATTAGTTGCACTACCGCCATCTAAAGTAATTAATCCACCAGTACCACTAATTGTTATTGAATCTTTAAATTCTAGCTCAGTTAAATAAGCTTCATGTAAAAAATTTGCTACCATTCTCTGTGCACTATTTAATGCACTATCTTTAGTAGCTGTATTAAAATTGTTTTCGCCAGTATCTTCTAATCGAAGACCTAACTTTGTATGCATTTGTGCTCTTGTCATATCTTTCAAGAGTTCCCTGGTCCGTAAGAACCAGGGATTAACTCTATCTCTTTTATACTATATTATGATTCAATCGTACCGACCAGGACCCAAGTTACACTTGCTCCTGATGCAGATGTCTTGATGTAAGGTTTACCAGCAGTTGCATCAATATAAAGTGAGCCTTTTGGACTCGCTTTCATATCACCTGATGCTCCAGTAGTTGGGGCTCCAGCTCCAGTAGCGAAATCAACGCCACCCATTGAGAAAACTGAAACACCACCAACATCTTTAGATATACTACCTACAGACTTCTTATCGGCACTATCTTGTGCTATTGCCATAATTTCTCCCCTTAATATCCAGTTGGTAAGCCATGAATACGGCCTAACATTCTAGGGTTACTGCAAGTCAAAGCTCCTAACCAATAAATATGTGCTACAGAAGCATCTTGATTTACTGGCTTATTAAAGCCTTGGAATGCAAAATTACGAGAAGCGTGGTGTCTAAATTTTAAATACTTAGTATTTAAAAAATACATTTCACCAGCTGGACAATTATCATCAACAACGATTGGAGTACCTCTGTAAAGAAGGTTATTAAATCCAGCATCAGCCAAAGAATCAGAACTTGCACCAAAACGCTTTTGAGACTGAAGAGAATCTTCATATGCATCAAAAACATTTTGTGAAGTAACGATTAAATCAGGCTTGTCGTTATCAATTGAACACTTACCATACATCTCACGAATAAGGTCTTGAATTTGACCACCAGCAAGTTCAGCCCATGTCCAAGCATTACCATCGCCTGAACCTGAAGTTTCATTCTGAACCTGACCATCCCACCATGTATAAGTAGTACTATCAATACCACCTAAAGAGCGGTCAACTTTGATGATGTGTTGTAATCCAAGAAATCCGCTTCCTGAACCATCTTCAGTACCATATAACTGAGTACCAAAAAGGTCTTTAAGGGATTTTTCTGCATTTTTAACCTTTGCAGAAATAAGGTCTACCACTCGTTCACTACCTGAGTTCAAAGCTTCTTCCCTACCTGAGTAAGTAATAGAAGCATGACACTGAACCCAATCGTAAGAAGCATCAGTAAACAACTCTTGAGGAGTTGTATCTAATACATCATAACCATTGTAAAAACCTTTAGCACCTGACTTCGCATATTCAATAGGCTGAAGTACTTTGTTACCACTAGCAGTTGGTTCAGATTGTGACAGCATTTTAAAAGTCAAAATATTTGAATTAAAAATGTTGTCAACAAGAACTGGAATAAATTTATCACGAGTGACAGCTGTTAAACTATCTATTGAAAGTGACATATCATTTTCCTTTTATTCTAATTAATCAAAAAAGTTATAGTTCTTTAGTGCATCAGCTCTGGCATCCTTGTAACCTTTAGGTTTAGATATAGGCTCCCCATGGATTCCTTTTACTGCGCCCTTAGGTTCAGGTATGCTTTTCATAGCTTTTGCATTTCTAGCCCTATTTACTGCGGTTTTAAAAGCACTATCTTCAGCTGATGTATGATATGCTAAAACAAATGCATCCTCTAAACCATCAATACCAGTAAAGCCTTTTTCAATGGCTGTAGTAATAACTTCATCCATTAAATTTTGGTCTTCTAGTTCGGGATGTTTTTGCCTGAGTTCAGAAAGGTCCTGAGTAACTTGCTTGTCGGCTTCCATGACTTCAAGTTCCTCTTGTCGCTCTTTTTGAAACTCGTTTAACTTATCTTCTAACTCCTGGACCCTATCGGGTTCCGCTGTGTCCTGAGTTTGTGACTCTTCCGCTTTACCAGGATTAAAAATGGGGTGGTCAGCATCTAATACTTCACGAAGAGCTTCTAATGCATTTTCATCGTTCTGTAAATCACGCCAAACTTTGCTTTCATTATCAAAAGCTTTACGTTCAGCACTTATCTGTTGTGCTTTCTCAGTATTCGATTTTTGCCATTCGTTCTTATTATTATACGCCTCAAGAGCTTCACTAATAGTATCAATATCATATTCATTACCATCAAGTTCTAAACTCTCAATTTCCACTTCGTCATTTTCATCCTGACCTTCGCTTGATACATCTTCTAACTGCTGTGATTGGTCCACATTGACATCATCAGTTGGGGATTGTACCGATTCCCCTTGCTCAATAGGTGACTCATCAGTATTTAAACTAGATAATTCATCACTATTTAAAGTAACACCTGAATAACTAGTTAAGTATTCGTCTGACATAGATTCTCCTATTTTGTGATTAAAATTTTTGTTTTGTTTGTAA